AGCCGGTCCTTGCCCTCATCAGTGATGACGAATGACTGACCGCTGTACGCCTCAGCTTCGCGGCTGCCACCTAGCATGGACTTGCCGCCCCGGCCAACCTTCTTTAGGAAGCCTTCGGCAGCAAGTTCCCGGATGGCTTGCTGTTGCTTGCGCGACCGGTTGCCCAGGTAGACGCGATAGGTCTTGCCGTCTTCCGCCACCTGTTCAGCGTGAAGCGCCTGCCGTAGGACTGATTCAACGTCCTCAGCATCCGGCGTGTACTTCCGGCCAGCGGCAGCGTTCGCCTTCCGCTTCTTGACTGCCTCATCCTTCTGGGCAGCCTTCTTGGCCTCAGCCGTAGCCGCATCCTTGGCCGCTGAGCGTGTCCGGGATTCACTGGCGTACTTCTCAGACTCAGCCATGAGCCGCTGAGCTTCCGGACCAGAGTCATCCCACCCGGCTGCCTCAATGACAGCGTCTAGTTGGCGGTTGATCTCCTTGAGTGTGTCCAGAAGCTCAGCGTCAGTCATGTTCTTCGGAGACTTACGCCGTGCCATGGTGCCCCCTACTCAGCGGGGACAACATCCCCTGACGTGATATCCGGCTTCGGTCCGTACAGGGCGGCAATGCTTCCGCCGGTAATGGCGGCAGCCTGGTCATCCCGCATGGACTTCCAACGCTCAATCTCTTCCGGCGTGGTGTCCGGCATGCGCTCCCATAGGGCTTCATCCGGCACGTTGATTGCCTTGTACTTCGTCAGGGCATCCGCGTACTGAGCCTCAGAGCGGAACTGAGCGTCACGCCAGACGACAGACCCCATGCTGATTGCCTCAGCGCGGGAAGCGTCGCCAGACGCCAACGCCTCAAGCCTCATCAGTTCGCGTAGCGCCGCGCCAAAATAGCGTTGTCTTTCTTGCACCTTCGCCACTAGCCCGGCTTCGGAAGCCACCAGGGCATCAGCGCTGATGTTGACCATCTCCCCGGTCAGGTAAGACGGGGGCGTGCGCGTCTGGGCAGCAATGTGCCGGACGGCAGTCTCAATCACGCTGGTGTAGTTGGTCAGGTCAGCGGCACTGAACTCCGCAATCTGTGCGCCTTCGCGCTCAAGCCAGAGAAGGCGGTCACGCCGGAACCGGTCAATGGGCAAATCCTCTTCCCCAATGACTTCGCCGTCCTGGTCAAGGATCTCCTTGGTTGGCCGGTCCATCCCCAGCACAGCACGCGCGGGCACGGCCCGTTCATCAGCCGCCGTCATCAGGTGAGCCCACAGGGTGTTCACGCTGTCCTGTAGCGGGGCAACGCTGGCAATCTCACTGGTGGGCTTCCCGCGCAAGCGTGCACGGTTCTCAAGCGCCACCAGGGGCACCACCTTGAGCGGGTTAGGCAGCGTGCCAGCGGACACCCAACCAGACCCCCCGAAGGTGGCTGACAGTTCGTGTCCGTAGCCGTCTAGCTGACCGACCGTCCGCACCCACAGGTACACGGCATCCGGGTAGAACAGGCTGGCCCGTTCCTGGTCACCATCACGCCACAGCAGAAGACCAGCGCGACGAACACGGCGCTTGCCGGGAACGTAGTCAACGATGGCCTGCCGCACGTCGTGAAACGTGATCTCCGTATTGATGCCATCCGGCTTCCAGACCAGACCGAAGGAGCGACCGGCAATCAGCGCCTCAAGGAAGGCTAGGCCAACCTCAACGTCAGCCTCATTCCGTCGCCACGCATCCCACGCCTGTGGGTCAATCGTCCCGTCATTCAGACGGAAGGCGATAGGCACCAGGCGCTCAACGGTCGCATCCGGGACCACCTGACACCAGTTGTCAGAGAAGTCATCAAACAGCGAACCGGTCTGGCCCTTGAACTCCGGGGACGCGAACTTAAGCGGCACGTTCCCGTTGTAGTAGTTGGACCAGACCTCAGCGGCACCAGCACGGCGCTTTAGCTTGCCGTACAGCCGGTTCAGGTCATCTAGTGGCGTCAGCGCCATGCGCCCTCCCCGGGTCGGCACCTACGGATTTTCGGAAGTGGTTAAGCGGAAGCGGCACGCGCCTTCTTGAGGGGTCGACGTACGTAACCGTCCATGGCCATCACGGCAGCGGCAATGCCATCAATGCGGGCACTGGACTTCTGCCGGTTCGGCTTGACGGGTCGGAAGTTGTCGTTGCCGTCCGTCAGGATCTCTACGCATGAGGCATGCCAGCGAAGCACGGGATTCCCGCCATGCCGGATCTTGCCTTCACGCAACATGCGCTCAAGTTCCTTCGAACCAGGGCCCATGCCTAGGTAGGTCTGTGCGACCGGCACCAGGTCAACGCCCCGGGTCTTATGGTCAACACGCTGCACAAGCTGACCGGCAAACATGCGGTCATAGCTGATGCGCTGGACATTCAACCGGCGGCAATCGTCAATGATCTGACGCTCAATCGCGGCATAGTCAATGGCGTCACCTTCGGTTAGCTGAATCCAGCCTTCCCGGACCCACAGCCGAAGCGGCACCTGTAGCTGTGCCTCAAGTTCGTCAACCCGCTCTTCTGGTAGCCAGAAGCGGGAGATCAACTCAAGCTCAACACCAGGCTGCCGAGACTCAACGGCCATGACCCACGCGGACATGTCCGACACGGCGGATAGGTCGACCCCACCCCACGCGCGCCTATAGCGGAACTTCTTGTCATCGACTTCGCCAGCGTTCGCGTCCCACATAGGCATGGGAAGCCAGCGGGTTGCAGCGCGCATGCGTCGATTCAGAGACAGGCGGCAGAACGTTGGGAAGTAAGAGGGGGTGGACTTCGCCTTAGCGGCTTCACGGCGCATGTACGCCAGTGAGGGGCTGGTGCCTAGACCAGGGTTGGCCTTGTACCACGTGGCTTCGTCAAAGGGGTCATCAGATTCTTCCGCTGCCCAAATGACCCCGTAGTGACCAGGGTCATCAATGACGCCCTCAGATAGGCGACGCGTATAGACATGCTTTTCGTCATAGATCGAACCCTCTTCGCCTTCATCAGCAGTCGTGATGAAGACAACCAATGGCTGATCACGTGCGCCTGTGCCGGTCTCGATAGCGTCGACTAGGTCACGCTTCTTGTGAACGTGGACTTCGTCAACGATGGCCCCGGACACGTTCAGTCCGTGGGCGGTCTCGGCAATCTTGGACAGCGCCCGGAAGACGCCACCAGTACGGGGCACCCGGATGACTCCGCGCAATACCTCAACGCGTCCCTTGACGGCATTGGAAGTCAGCGCCATTCGCTTAGCGTCATCGAACACGCGCTCAGCCTGTGGCAGCGAACCAGCCGCCGCGTAGACTTCCGCACCGTGTTCCCGGTCAGCCAGCAGGAGCGTGAGCCCAATGCCGGAAGACAGGGTTGACTTGCCGTTCTTACGCGGAACCTCAATCCAGACGGACCGGATCACGCGCACTTCCCGCTCAATCTCCGGGTCATACCACAGCCACCCGAAGACGGGGGCGATAACCCAGACGATTTGCCACGGGGCTAGCTTGAGGGGGCTTGAACCCCATCTGCCCTTCGTGTGCTTGAAAGACTCAGTGGCCTTGATGGCACGCCGGGCAGCATCCACGTTGAAGTAGGCACCCGGTTGCTTGTCAGCCTGCATGGCCAGCACCAGGGGGCGAGACTGAGCCGCTGCCTGAATCTCTTCGGGCGAAAGTCCTAGCTCAATCAGCGCGTCATACGGGACCGGCAGCGCGTCTAGCGCCTCAGTCGAAAACGTCCCCGTCATCGTCTCCCCCATTCTCAGGCGGCTGAATGCGCCCACGGGCAGACGGACTGAGTCCTAGCTCTCCGATATAGCGGGCAAGTTGTGAGCGGTACTGGCCTAGGACCGTGGTCCATCCGTTCTTCTGCCAGCCGCGTTCGCCTTGCATCAGCACGCCATCCCGGGACAAGGAACGCTCACCCTGGTCAATGCGCGCGACACAGACGCAATAGTCAGTCAGGACCACAGTGTCAACAGCGCCGATACCGGCCGTGTACTTGAGCACTGGGATAACCCGGGACCACTCAGCGGACGCCACCTCACGGCAACGCTTGATGCCAGCGGCAGACCCCGGGAAGACAACAGCCCAGTCAGGCTCAGTCAGCTCAGCCGGGGGCGTCACAATGCCGGGGTTGACAGGGCGCTTGCCGGGGTTGCCCTCACGGACCACCTGTAGGGCGGGCTTCGTCCGTAGTGGGTCGGCCATGAGGGCACCTCCTTCACGCTCAGTCATCCCGCGCAAACGGGTCAGGTTGCGGCGCTAGCTTTTTGCCTCCCTGCCGAGTGTCTGTGGGCACGGGAGGGGGTCACCCCCCAGGTGGGTGGTCACTCAGCGCGATCAGGTCACCCGAACGGCCAGCAAGGTCAGCGACACGTTGTCAACATCCAGTGCAACGGCCTGCCCATAGTCACCAGGGGCGAACGGACCGAACGCCTTAGACGTGTTGGCAGGCACACTGACCACGCGTGGTGTCACGGGCTGCCCGTCCACGGTCCTGGTCAAGCTGATGGTCACGTTGTATGCAGTGTCAACGCTTGTGTTGCGAACGATCAGACCAACGCGACCATCGTTAGGCAGCGTGTGACCATTGAGCGTGTCACCAACCAGCGCATCAGGCATGACAGTGCCATCACGTGTGACAGCAACAACAGGGATCTCTACCCTTGCCACTCACTTACTCCTCTCAGCGTGCCAACCACCAGGCTGATGCCGGGCGGTCTCCTTGTTATGGCAGGGGGCACATAGGGGTCTTAGGTGGGTGGGGGTATCAGGGTCAACACCCCGGGCTATCAGCTCACGGCGTGATAGGGGGTGGTGGTCAGCAACAGTGGCCTGTGCAGTGCAGAGCACGCACCAGGGATGCGCGTACAGGTACGCCTTACGTATGCGCTGCCAGCGGGTAGACCCATACTGGCCAGCCCCACGCTCCTTGCGTATCTGCCAGTCCTGAGCCCTGTGAGCCTCACAGCGACCACCAGAGACAAGCTCCGGGCAGCCGGGCACAGAGCACGGGTTACGCGGCCTAGACGGCATGTGGTCACCTCCGAAAATCCGTAGGTGCCGATTGAGCCCCCTGGTGGATTCGAACCACCGCACCATGTTTACGAGACATGTGCTCTGCCCATTGAGCTAAGGGGGCGAAGTCCGCTGGGAGGGATTCGAACCCCCACGCCGTAAGGCATCCGGGTCTAAGCCGGACGTGTCTTCCGTTCCACCACCAGCGGGCACGCTGTGCGGTCTCCCCTTTAGCTCAGGGCTCCGTCTACACAGCGGCAGGGCAGGGCATTACCGGCAACGCCCCGCAGTAGGTCAGGTGGGACTTGAACCCACAGCATCCCGGTTAAGAGCCGGACACTCTACCAATTGAGTTACTGACCTAGGCGGCAAGGGAACCTCTATCACCCATTGCCAATGCGCACCCTGAACCATTACTTACGTGCGCTTCCTATCGCTGTCCCGGCTGGATTCGAACCAGCAACCCCCGGGGTAACAACCCGGCGCTCTGCCCATTGAGCTACGTGACATTGAGGGTTACTCGCCGCTCACTTTGCTTGTGACTAGCAAGCCAGTGTGAGCCGGTTTCACCCAGGGTGCTTATCGTCGGTCCGGTCAGGGACCTATTGTGAGCACCAGTGCCGCATCAAGGATTTGAACCAAGGACTTCCCCTCACCCATGGGCCCATGGTGGGGGCGCTCTTCCAGACTGAGCTAATGCGGCAAGCGCTTCGTACCGGATTCGAACCGGTGACCTTCGCCTTGACAAGGCGCTGCCCTAAGCCACTAGGCCAACGAAGCAAGCGGCTTCGCCTTGCAACCCGGGGAGAGAAGCCAGGGAAGGCGAAGCCATGTGAGGGGCAGGGTCCATCTGTCCGCCGGACCTTCGAGTCAGTTCTACGTGCGCGGGAAACCCCTGCCCTCAAGATGTATCTAGTGAGTCGAATGCCAACGCGCCGGGGCCTGATCCTGGGGCGCTGTGTAGGAATGTAGGAAGTGAGTGAGGTCTCTGAATCCCTATAGAAACCCTTATGGATTATGAAGAGTGATACAGAAACTACATTCCTACATTTATGCAGGTCAGATGGGGTGTTAGAAGCCTGGCACTCAGCCCCCTCATGCACGCTGAACGCACGAAGGGCGGGCACCAGCCGAAGCCAGCACCCGCCCCAGTGACTCAGATCACTCAGCCGTCAGATACCTCACAGCCCGGACGGCCCGCTTGAGCCCTTCCAGACCTCCCAGCACGTCTACGCACTCTTGGCACGTGT